AGATATTCTGCAACAGTATCTTGAGTTGGAGTTCAAAGCTCGCGCTTGCGTCCGCCCGTTCCAAAAACTTGGCCTCCGAATCCTTATCCCCTGTAATCACGGTAGGAGTACCAGTTGAATCATGCTCCAGTCCAACCTCATCGCCCTTGACAAACAGGATTCTGAAAGCGTAAGCCTTGTTATTTTCGGAAAGGTTCGAAACGGCGAGTTCGTATTTGTCAATGCAGTCTTGAACGAGCGACCATGCCGCCCCTATTTTGCTGCGCTTATACGCCACGGGAACGCCATTTGGGCAGTTATGGCGATTACGTGAGATAAGCTCCCATCCATCAGAACCAATTATGCGTTTCACCTTTGTTCCGAACGAGTTTGTCCGCTCGTAAGTGGAAAGAAAAGTATCGTCCCATACGTCCAGATATTCGGCTATTGTCTGCTCTTTTCCGTTCTCAACCTTATAGGTACGATAAGAGCGACCGAACTCTTTCAACTTGCCTGTCAAATTGTCATAGTGCGGATACAGAACTTCTCCGTTCATGTAGCCCATAGTCTTTACGCCGAACTTACCATTGCTGACATATCCCGCAATGGCGCAGTCGCCCGTAATCTTTTCAGACTTGGCGCATTCAAAGAATGCTTCCTCCATGTTCTTTTTCAGCCATCCCTGCTTGAACTCTGACATAATATCCTCCTGCTCACGCGTAGGTTTGGGGGAGGAGTTAAGGAAGTTGATCGGATTGCCGCAAAGGTGAGTCAGTTGCTTCGTTACGATGACCGCTTGGAATGGGAAGGCGCAACGCTCAACATAATGGATATAGGTGCGTTTCTTTTCGTCAGTCTTTAAACGGTCGGCAAGATAATGTCTGTCCCAAATCTTGTGTCCATTCGGGTCATACTCCTGCATGAAATTGGCCTGCGTGACGACTTGGTACATCAAATTCGGAGACTGAACGGTAGTCATGGAACCGTCCGTTGTGTAGAAGCCTCCCCAGTTAGTGAAGACCGTATCGGGCATGATGCGCTTGAACGGCTCTTTAAGTAAAATTGATTTCGGTTCCATATATTGTTTTGGTTAAATTGGTTATATCGTTTAGTTAAAACTTGTCCACAGATTTTTGCGCTTTACCCACCCATTCTTGCCCTCTTTTCTTCGCATCATCTTCCAGCGAACATCCCGAAGCCACTGAAGTTTCGGGCTTTTTCCGAGAACGCTTCACGCATGAACAGCGCTTCTAAAAAGTCAGGGGAGTGGCCGACTAAAATTTTCATCATCATTTTCGTGATTATCTCGAATCTTTGGTCGCTCCCAACCTTTCGACAGAGTGCGCGTGATTCTGCCAAAATTCTATCTTCCCAAGTTAAGGTGTACTCATCCATTCCTTTCGAGCGAGACCATTTGGCTTGGGTGTTGATGATGATTTTCTTTTCCAGTACAGAGGGTTCTACGCTGTACTTTCCGCCCTTTACCGCCGTCGCGAATTTCTCAGCACATTCGGATTTTAGGTTATCCCATAGTTTAGAATTGGAGGACGTGGCCTTATTATTAAACATCAGCGATTTACGGAAGTGACCTTCAAGGTATCGACCGATACCGTTACCGTCATACGTCATATTCTCCTCGCGTATGTTGTATTTTTCCAGAAGCTTTCTGACTAATATAGCCGCATCATCCGATAGGACTCCGCAAAAATACTCGACATCTTGCAGGTGCTTTCCGTCAAAAATGTACACTACGAAATAGTCACGCTGAAGGGCTACGTCGATGGTGGCGTACATTGTACCAGAGCGCTGCGGGGTGTTCTCGAATATGTGGTGGCGTATTTCCTCTTCGGTAAGTTCGGCGGCCTGCTCTTCTCCACCCATGCCCCACAGTCCAAGAATATCAGCCTTTGAGTCATCGTCGCCCTTCGAGGCAAGATTACCCATATACTTCTTATCCTTGTATTGAAGTATCTTATTGTCGGCGTATTTACCCTCTATGAAACAGAACGAGTTGATTAGTGACTTGTATGTTATGCCTGAACTTGGGTCAATGAATGGATCTATCTTCGATTTGGCTTTTTTATAGACCTCCTCTTTCGAGTCGCCCCAAACCATGTCGTCAATAGTCTTACCATATTTGAAGAAATATCTTATCTTCCCGTCCCTATCTTCCCGTATTTCGCCCGTATCCTCGTTTATGTACCATTTGACGATTTTATAACCCCATTTCTTTCTGTCTTTTTCGGGATTACATGACATCGTAAAGGTATTCTTGACTCCGATAGTATTACGGTTAGAGGCAAGAAGGGTGAAAATTGTCTTTTCCTGAAGCTGCGTCACCTCATCAATTTCGATGCACGGCAACTCTTGACCACGAAAACGCCTGTCAATTTCATTCTCATTCTGAAGGTGATTGAAAAGAACGGTAGCCCCAGATTTGAATTCCCATTTAAAGTCATTTCCTGTTGACTTGGCTATTGCGCTGTAAAACAATCTGGCGGTATTAGCTAGTCCTTGCCTTACGTCGTTTTCTTCTTTACGAAATCCGTAACTTCTGAATAACGGGTTGTCGATGTAATACATCGGCTCTAAGGTCATTACGCCAGATTTTCCGGATCCTCTTCTTCCTCCAACCATCTTAACATCAGCCTCGCAGGTCAACACATCCTCCTGAAATCCAGACTGAGGTAGGAAGCTGAATATGGGCATCATCTGTTTTGCTCGGACGACATTATCATCACGAACCATTTGTGCATACTCATTTGAATATACCTCCTGTCCGTTGATATGCTTTATTCCTTTTACAATATCGCCCATGTCATAATTTAATCCTTAAACGCCAAAGATAAATCATTTTAACATTCTTTCAAAACTTTGCCTTTGATTGTTTTGCAACTGTTAAAATATATGTTATTTTTGCCAAGTACGTTAAAAAGCGTCAACGAATCCGCATCGGTGGAATCGTTTTAAACCAACAAACAGAAATATTATGCCGTTACAAGAAAAAATCTTTACCGCATTAAAAGCTCAGATGACGGAAAACGGAAAGAAGGTAACTTCAATCTCAGACCGTACACTGAATGCAGAAGCGCTTCGATTAAGTAAACAAATTACCGAGGAAGCCAACATCGAATCGGGCATTGTTGATGCCGTAGTCGTATTAAAAGAGTTCGAAGGAAACATGGGTGCAGTTGCCGCAGAAGCCGCAAGGCTGGCTAAGGTAGCTCCTACCGTAGTAGTTCCACCCGTAGCTCCCCCAGTAACACCGCCCGTAACCCCCCCCGCTGATGTGGAGCCGGAATGGGCAAAGAAAATCAGGGAACGGTTCGAAGCTCAGGAAGCGAAGGAATCTCAGGAAAAGAAAGCGGCTGACGGAAAGGTAAAACTCACCGAAGTGGCAAAAATCCTGAAAGAAAAAGGTGCAGTCCATGAAAAGGTACTTGCCAACACTCTTGCCCTTCACCAATTCGACGAAGCCATGACCGCCACTCAAATCGCAGATCAAGCCCTACCCTTATATAATAAGGAGTACAAGGAAATCTTCGGAGACGGTTCCGCCCCAAAATTCCCATCCACGATGAGCGGAGAAGGAAAAAAAGAACAACAGGCTGCTGCACAAAAACAGCTTGACAAGACCAGAGAAAAACTCGGGCTACCCAAGCCGAAAGAAACGGCAACGACTTAACTTAAAATTATTAATTAAACACAATCAAACATTATGAGAAATTGGAATCAATATTCCCAAGACTCTGACTCCTTTGGAGGCATGTTGCCTATTTGGGTAGAACAGCCCAAACGTGCGGAAAGTGGTGGTTTGCTTACGTCGGTGAATCTGGTGGCTGGGGAAGTTCTCTCCGCTGGCAGCCCTGTCGAATTCAACACCCTGACCCATGCGGCTAAAATTTTGCGAGCGTGGAAAGTGAAGGCCGTAACGCCCGACTCTACCAACTCTATTATCACCGTTCACTCCATGGGTAATCTTCCCGCACTTCACGCAGGGGACATCGTTCAAGTTTTGGGCGCAACTATGACTACGCCTGCTTTGGCTGTCGCGGTTCCCGCCGTTGACAATTCCGTTGCTCGCGCCACCACCTTCACTGTTGCCACCGCCGCTATTGACGCCGCCGTTGCCGCCGTTAAGGGAAAATACACGTTGACTATCGGAACCGTCCCGGGCGTAGCTGATACGATGACCGTCAATTCGGTTGTCTATACTTTTGCTGCCGCTGCTGCTGCTGGTGTTATCGAAATTGGCTCGACCAAGGTTGATACCGCAAAAAATCTTCAAGACGTTCTTGAAGCTGACAATCAGAACTTTGTAGTGAAGGCTGATGGCGCAACTTTGGTATTTACCCAAAAGGTTGCAGGCGTAGGCACAATTCCTACCGTAGCTGTTGCTCAGGTTGGTGGTTCTATCGCCGCCTCCATCGCTACCACTCTTGCTGGCTCTGTTGCCGTTGGTGGTCTTATCGTTGGTGCATACTTGGTACAATCCGCTTCCGCTACGGCTGGCTCTGGCAAACTGCCTTATTGCGTTCCGAATTCCCTGACTATCGACGACACTATCGTTGGTGACCAGAATTCAGTAGGCATCGCAATCGGCCCGAAATATGTGTATGAAAATACCATCCCCTATCTTCCGGCTATTGTCGCCGCTGGTATCCCTATGCTTGAGTACCATAAGTTTGCAGAAATGCAGAACAGCGGGTATGTAGCCTAATCTATTATTATTAATTAACACTAAAACATAATATATTATGGCATTCCCTACTGGTTCTTATGACGCTACTACCTATGCGCTTATCAACGGCGCACTGTCCGCATACGGTTATGATAACATGCAGACATTCCTTAACACTGCCTATTTCGATTGGTTTAGTCAGGTTAAGTGGACTGAATTCTACGATGAGGCCGCGCCCAGCTTAGCTGGCGAGTACAAGCAGCTTCGTGGCAATAAATCTATTCCCGTGATGGCATCCATCGTCGCTTATGACGGTGAGGCTCCTAAAATCACGACCGACCAAATCACGATTTCTTCCGGTAATCTTCCTCGCGTGAAATTGGGCTTCGACGCAAACGAAAAGTCCATGCTCGAAATGAAGAAGATGATGGTCAACTTCCAAGCCGTTCCCAACTTCGAGTTGCTGTTCAATCAGTTCTCGCTGAACGTTGGTAAATTGCTTAGCGGCATCCATGCCCTGATTACGTTTGCTGGTTTGCAGATCCTTTCTACTGGCGCATACACGACTACCGTTCTGAATAACGGAGGTGGACTGCAAGGTTTGGCTTTTGACTTCGGGGTTCCCGCTGCCAACAAGCTAAAATGCGGTTCTGGCGCCTACGGTACGAAATCTGACTGGAGTTCCGCTTCCGCCAATCCTATCGGCGACTTGCTTGACATGCAGGCATTTGCAAGGTTGCATTTTATAACCATCGGCGAGTTCTGTATGAACGACGCTACATGGATCATCTTCAAGAACCACGCTACAGTTCGCGCCGCCATTGCTATCAAGATGACTGGCGGAACAGTCCTTGCAGCCAATTACGGTTTGTATCCTGTTACCGAATCCGATGTCCGCATCTATCTTGAAGGTCTTGATTTGCCTCCCATCAATGTCATCAAAGACGTTGCCACTGTTGGCGTATTCGACACCGCTACCCGTACCATTCAGAAGAAGGCCCTCCGCGGCTTCGTTGATGGCGTAGTGGTTGCCCGTCCTTCTGGCTCTTTTGGTGAATTGCAATGGACGTATCCTGACTTGAGTTTCGCAACCGTCGCCAACCCCGCCTACACGGCAGAAGGCGGCAAGTTCGCAGTCTTTCAGGAAACGGATTCCAAAAAGAAATCTACTGAATTCATCGCCGAGTGTACTTGTATTCCAGTTCCTACTCAGATTGACTTCACGATTTATTTGGATACCACGACCGCAACGACTCCTTAATCGGGGCGTTGAAATGGGTTTAACTACTATTAATTAAGGTAATTTTTTAAGCGATGACGATAATCAGACTTGTAGACGGGGTTATATTCTTAGCCGAAAGTAACACTACGGTTACGGTCGAAGTTGTCGGCGCTGGCACAGTTGATGGCTCGGGGGTGTATACTGACACCCCCACCATCACACTGACCGCAACGCCCGCATCGAGCAATGTCTTTCAAAGGTGGACTGTAAACGGGGTTGAATATTTAGCCAATCCTGTCACATTCGATTCGCCCGCGGGAGATGCTGCCGTTGTCGCTTATTTCATTACTACTATTGAATCGTATCTTTCAGGCATGGTTCCATGGTCTCTATCGGAGGCTATGCTTAACACAATCAGAATAAAAAGGGGTATTGCGTATAACGCATCGGTAACGTCGCTTTCCTTGGAAACATTGGAATTGGCAACAGCGGATGCTTACATGATGGCTATTTCCATGCCGTCATCCTATACTGGCGCAAAAGACTCTGATGGCGGATGGTCGCACACGGAAGGGAATTATTCCATCTCCGCTGGTGACAAGGGATTATTTAAATCCTTGGCAAACGCCATTTACAAGAAGTATTCTGATTTGTCATACCTTGCCACGGTTAAGATAACCTCCCTTAACGGGACTCCCTATTATGGTTCTTAATCCACGTTGGCCGCATAGTGTTGTGGTCAGTCGGGTTTCGAATACAGGAACAGAGGCTACCCCTGCAATGACGACTGAAGTAATTCTTTCGTCCGTGTGCAGGAATTATGTCTCAGGCAAGGGGATGAACAGACAAAGCATATTGGAATCCGAATTTACGGTATCCCTTCCTTTCTCGGAAGTTGCTGTTTATGCTGGAGATTCAATCACGGTCGTCGATAGGGTAAGAATCATCACGGGTACGGTAGTTGAGGCTCAAGTGAATAACTTTGGAAATAATATTTACTACATAGAAGTTAAAAACTAATGAGCGCAAATGATAACACAAAAGGATTTTCCAAGGCTGAAAAGGTTGGACTGGTACTGACGATGGCTATTGCTATTGGAGGTATTTACGGAAATTTCAGTGACAGGATTAATGCCGTTGAATCCGAAGCTGCGGTTACAAGGCTTTTCCGAACTGACTTAACCGAAGATGTATGCGAACAGGGTAAAAAACTTGATGCTATACTTCTCAATACAAATGACATCAAATCGGACGTACAGCTACTGAAGGCCACGAAGGCCGACAAGAAACTGACGGACTAACACCACTCTTACCCCTAACCTTACTGGAGAAGCTGCAATGAAAACGGACAACACCAAAGTCTTTAACGAAGCGTTCAAGGTCGCCAAAAACATCGAAGCAAAGATGATGTTGGAGATATTTGAATCAATCTGCCAAAGAGCGATAAATGTAGCCGTTGAAAAGCATAGTTTTGACAACCAGACATTCAACTTGGAGAACTCATTCTCTTACGCCATTTACAATAACGGCAGGATGGTGAAGTTCAAGGCTGAGGGTTCTGGCGAGGGGTCTGCCGAGGCTCGAAGTTTTTGCGAATCTTTCAAATCTGCTTTTTCTTGGTCTGCCGTCATTGTGGCGGGGGCTGACTACGGAGCAGCGATTGAGGGATACGTTCGCAGGACTGAAGGCGAAAGGTCAAAGGCTGGCGACATGCTGACCGTCCTATCCGACTCTTTCAATTTTGTATCGTTAGAATGGATTAGAGACATAAAAAGACACGCAACTACATAACCGATGAACGCAAACCTGAACATAACACTACTTCAACGTGAACTCTACAATAAGATAGTTGCGCTCAATTTGAGCAACAACGTCTTTCTAAAGAGGCCACGGGTATTGTCGGATGGTTTGAGCGATTATATTGTTTCCCGCGTATCTACCAATATTTATGATTGGACTGCCTATGGTGAGGCAATCGTAAGTTTGGATATTTATGTCAAGGATTTGAAGGAGGGGGTTACGATGAACGTGGGCAAGTTTGAGTCCATCAACTCGACCCTACTGAACAATCTTCCATTTGCAACGGC